TTGTTAAGTTACTGCCTCCTGCAGAATAGCCTGTTCCACTTACTTCATTTGTAGTTTGATAAGTGGTTACACTGCCATTCATTGTAGAACCAGATCCACCATAATCAGATGCAACAGCACCACTTTTGAATAGGGCTAGTTTAAAAGTATTACCCGTAGAGTTTGTAAAGTTGTGAGTACCTGTCATCAAGTCTATCTTGAATTGGGTAGATAAAAAATTACCACTGAAAGCCATTATAATCTCCTTATATGTTCAGCTAAAGTTTCGTTTCCAGAGTCTTTGATAGCATTATATACCGTAGTTCTATCACTTTTAATAGCCTCTTTTATATAATGCGTTATTATTTTCGATAAGTTGTTTTTGTATTCTAATGCTTGCTCTCTTATCGCAGGATGTGCTGTATCAGAAATTTCTACTATCTGAGTGACACACCGTTCAGCAACTTCCTCTGGAGTAAACCCCCTATTATTAGTTACGTTTACCTGAACTTTAAAGTCGTTAGACATACCTAAAGATCCTGTTATCATGTTCTCTCCTAATTCACTTCTTGCCTTGGCATTCCAGATCTATAGGTATCACCCTTTAGTTTTCCATCTCCAAGAACTTTTAATAGTTTTATAGATTGCATATACTCTTTTTCATACATAGCAACAATATCTGCTTCTGCTTTCATAAATCTAGCTGCTTCCATCAAAGCACCATTTAATAATGCGGAATCAAATTCATCTCCTAGCCAAGTAGTACCCGCTGTCACTATAGACTCTGGATAATATCCATAATGTAATTCTGTTACATGATCACCGTTTGGAGTAGGACCTATTAACATATAATCGTCATCATAGTATGCATAATGTTTAGGAAAAGCTGTTGTAGTTGGGTTTGGGTACGCCTCTCTTATAAAGTTTTGGTCTTTTTGAATTAAGTAATTAACAGCACCATCAGGACTAGTAACAGATAAACTAAAACTATATAAGAAATCAGGAGGTAAGGCTAAGAACCTATTTCCAGTAGTTAGTGTACCTGAAACATTTCTCCTAATAGCAGGGAACTGAACTAAATTATAAATCTTTTGTTCTGCTTGTTGTGTAAACAAATCAAGCTGTGCATCAGAAAAGGAATGTTCTGCTATCTGCTTTATATTAGTTTTTAAGGTAGTGTAGTTCATTTACTATCTCATTTTTGCTGGTCTTACACCTTTTCTAGCTATACCTGCGCCTCGGACTTTTCCGCCTGTTTTACCACCTTTGGTTTTGCCACCCATGGCATAACCTTTTTTCATGGCTCCGCCTATGGCATAACCTTTTTTCTTCATGGGCATTCCACCACCCATAAACCCTTCTACACCACGGCCTTTTAGTATATCAGCCTGTGTTACTTCACCGTCTTTATTTAGGTCGGGGAAACTACCCCCCATTTTATACCCCTTTTTCTTCATCATCAGTAGGCTCCTTATATAGGTTGTTGAAGACTCGACCAATATCCCAGATATAATCTATATCTTCTTTAGAATTATAAATATGTTGGTTTGGTTTAAAGTCTGGTGCTCCTTGACCTGTTTCAAACCACGCAGGGTGTGTAACCCGAACTCTATTGTTGGGTAAAGCAACAATATTACCAGTATACTCTCCTGCGTCTAATAATTCAAGTACATGACTTTGTTTATGTTGTGCAGGGTCGTCAGCTACTTCACTGTCAGTATAATCCACTGTAAAATAATATTTAGCAGGAAAGAATGTTCCATCTACTTTTGCAATCCAAGGAGCAGGTGTAGCTCTCTCTATCTTATAGACCGTATGATTGTGAGACATACAATCCCAAGGTTGTGCTAAGTATGGAGGTAGTTCTGTAGGCCATTCTTCATAAGGAGTATCAGCCACAAGGGCTGTAAGAGGCATTCTAGCCCACATAGCTCCACCATGTACGTTAGGCTCTTCAGTATCATCTGATTCACATCCCGTAAAAATAACCTGAAAACTTAAGGTTCTTTTGGGTATTGATGTAACTGCTACTACCATTGCGTGTAAAAATTCTCCATGATATCTTTCAAAATTACAGGTATACTCTCTTCTTATCCATGCCTTAAAATATGGTATGTTACTTTGTAAATATGCCATTCCTTACCTCGCATTATGTGTTAAGCTGGCCTCCCATGCCAGAATGATTTGTACAGTAATAATATAGTGTAGGTGCACCTATGGCAACTGTAATTTCTGTATAGTTAGCACCCGTTGATACTCCTGTAGTATATTGTGTTCCACCTCCATGTGTACCGTCACTTGTTGTTGAGAATCTTAGAGGATGCCCACTGTTACTACTGTCTGATTGGTCAAACCTATATGTTT